GTGATATATACCTGATGGTTTTGTTGTCGAGAACCGTCATAACTCGATGGAAGTGCGCTTTGAGCGCCGTCAATCAAAAATCTATATTGATTATAATAAGGAAGTTCAAATTCTATGCAATTTTGTTGAGTATTATCTGTTAATATAAGACCAGGGCCTCCAGTAAGAAAATGATACCTATAATACAAAACTGTATTGTAGTCTGGTTGTGCACCTGTATTAAATTCATCAATATGAACCCATATTTTAGGATCTCCATTCGGAATGGAGGCTAATCTTTGAGCTGTCATATTTAAAGGAGGTTGAGTATGAAGTGCCTTGTTGTAATTATTAGAATAATATCTCCATCTAATCGCCCCTCTATGGGCTGCATAACCTTGTCGAAAATACGCCATCCAAGTATTAAATGGATTAACTTCGTAATCTGTCGCTGTTCCTTGATAATATCCTTTATTCACAGGTTGAGACATTACGGTTCCTCCTATTGGAGGCATATTTCTTCTTGTAACACTGATAGTCATAACTGGGTTAGTATCACTACCACTAGATATAACTTGATTATTAATTTCAAATTTCTGCCATCTATGCAAGATTTGTCTAATTGACACGGGTGTATCAGCATGATTAATTAAAGCTCTATTATCATAAAATTGTTGTTTAGGTTGACCTACTAAATTAAGTGTATTGCCTTTCATATCTGGTTGTGCTACTGGACCTTGATAAGTTATTTTAGAAAATAACGAATTAGAATTAGAAGCATAATATGTAGTTGCACACTTATATGGATTTCCTGATAAACAATTCACTGAATATTGAGGATCATTATCATCTTTAAACCCAAACACATTAAAATCTTTGCCTGCCTTTGCAAAGACTAAAATCGACACATCAGAAGTCGTGTCTGGAGATGATAATTCATTCAACACTGTAACGTGAACTGTACCATTATAGTAGCCATCAGAGTATATTACGCCTGTACCACTGAGGGTTGAATAGAGAGGACTTCCTATAAGAGCATAAGGTTTATCTTGAGCAAAACTCACAGAAAATTCTAAATCTCTTCCTCTCTCTAGATCAATAATTGCTGAATATGTAGTATTATAGGAATCTGAAGCATAACTAGAACCATAAGGTTCATACGTTATTCTAATTCGTCCCCTATGATACTCCGATGCAACAACTGAAATTCGATACACTATAGTTCCCCCCCAATATTTAAAAGGGAAGGTTCCATAACATAGGGAACTCATACATGTCGGAGTATTAACGAGAGCAGCATTATATCCACTAAGATCAGCATTAAAGTTATAGTTAGGGCCTACTAAAAATGATCCTAGTAAATCTTCAGATACATTAGTGATATTCCAAGAAAATGTCCCAATATAGGACTCACGGGATACTATATGTTTTATAGACATTTCATCAGAAGTTGTATCAATACCTGAAGAAGTTTTTCCTATTAATGTTTCAGACTTAGGGTCCAGAGTTAATCTCTGTATTGGTAAGATACCCTGAGTATTTGAGCTATTTGTATATATTTCTCTCTTAACAACTGTATTTGGATCTACATTTACGGGAGCTGAAAATCCAAATAATGAAGCAATGCCACCAATCGCATTTGCTCCTATTTCAGCAGCACTTGCAAATTGTCCAATAAATGGCACTTCTTTTAAAGCAGATGCAGCTTTACTAACAGCACCAGTAACTTTCGAAACTGGTCCTTTTTTAGTATTCGCTTCATCACCTTTCGGTTTTGCCCTAATTCGAGGTGCATCTTTTGGAGCTTGAGAACTAAGTGCTACACTAGTAGGAATTGTTAATTCTACATTCACAGCATTAAGAAATATTGTTATATTTATATTTTGAGTTGCAGTTGCTGATACAGTATTCAAAGGAACAAACTCATACATATTAATAACTCCAAGTTGAGGGTCGGGAGAATACGGAACAAGACGTATATAATCCCTATAATTAAAATATGGAATTTTCATAGTATAAGTAGAATTTGAAGTAGCATCTAAATATAAGACTGGACTTCGATTAGAATACGTCATTTTAAGCATTTCATCAAAATTTGAAGCATTAGATATCCAATTACCTATTTTAGGTGTTCCAGTTGGAAATGGTAAATATGACATTATGATACGACCATAATGAAAAGGAGTACCATTAACTTGAACAGTTAACACAAGGTCAGCTTTAAAAAGGTAAAAATAGTCTAATTTAGATTGTACTTTAGGGTCAGTAAGGAAAGTATCCCAAGGATCAAAATATTGGTTAAACAAAGTACCAACATCCCAAGAATAAGTTGCTACTTTAATTGGCCTATTAAAGAATGCTCCTATACTTGAATCTTCATTGTTTGTATAGGTCATCGATTGGTCACCAGCCATCGAGTCATATCCTACACCATAACTAGTATCATCATTTACTAGTTTCATTGTTGCAAAGTTAGCATCAGCGTCCACCTGACCTGACTTAGCACTAACTTGATTATCTTCGGTTGCTTCTACCTCTTCAACTTGCAACTGTTGATCGGTAGTAGTTGGGTTACCATGTTCCAATTGGAATTGGTCATCGTTAGACCATGCACGAACACGGCCATCTTTATCTATATATGTTTCATTTGGGTCAAAATTGTTACTCATAAGTGTTAGGGTACATTTTAAATTACATTTGACTAATACGTTTAGTCTATATTTATATAACGGGCTATAAGTTGCCAACTATCAAGACGTTTATATTTGAATGGAAAAGCGAGAAACGCACTCTAGGGTAAAACGTGTTTATAGAAAAACCTAATATGTTCTGTTTAGTAAAAATTTTATTTATTTAAATGTGGATTAGTTGTCAAATAATTGTCAATGGTCGGTTGAACAACTCTCCACACGCTGTCTAAGTTATTGTCAAGACACAAGGAATTGACAAAACTATATTGTCTCTCAAAAAATGAATTATCATATTGTACACTTTCAATTAAAAATGAAATTAATGTCGAAGTATAAACTTCCAAAGGAGGTTCATTACTCTCTACTCTATACTGTGTCATTTTAGATAATGAAGAAACTTCTAAAGGTGCAAATGTGTAATTTCCCCTAATTACAAACCTTCTCTTTAGAAATGTCACATCATTAATATGTATAAATGGAATACTTTTAGTCGTTTTATCGGCCATAGTAAATCCTATACCAAATGAATTAAGTACTTTTTGTATACTCGTGTGATTGAACTCCTTTATCAAACTAGATAAAACCATATCATCACCATAAGTAATTAATCTTACATTTAGAAAAAATTGAATCAATCCTAGTGTAAAAAAGACAATTCGTATATACAATGAATTTATTATACAATTAAAAATAGCTGTGGCTACTTGTCCAGAAGGATTAGATGACCACATTTGAACTAAATCACCACCAACACTTAACATAATGCCAACTACCCCCTGCAAAAGTAGTGACAATATTCTTATGTGTTTAGGTTCATATTGCAACAATTTAGCTATTTCTAAAATTATTTCACACACGCACTGTAACATCTGAATTGAAACTTTCTTATCAAATTTTTCGTAGTCACCAGCTACAAATTTTTTAAGAACTTTTCCTTTGCGTGTTAAGTAATTATATAGATGAGACCATTGTTTCGAAAAACAATTTATTCCTACGGCCAGTTCAAATATCGTGTTATTCTTTTGCATAAATGACAAAATTGGTAACAAATATTTTCGTAGTACAATATTATAATGAAGTGGAAAACAACAATATAATCTTGTTCTAAATTGTTTTTTCTGTTTAACTGGTTCATCTTTCAAACAAGCTAAAGCAACAGGTTTGACAATATTTCCTGCTATTAGAGTTTCTTCAAGATTAGAAATCTTTTTTAATAAAACATCACTAGCATAATATTTATTTGTCTTAGAATCTTGAGTAAAATAGGCGCTCTTGGTACCTATAAATCCAAAACCGCTACCTGTTGTCATATCTAGACCTTTAATAAAAGGTTCACCATCTATACCATTAATAGCTTCATAAGTTGATAATGGAGTAGTTTTAGTATATTTGGCTCTCTTTATTCGTTCTAAATAATCTTGTTTTGCTTTACCTAAAATATCCCAAGGGATAAATTTAATAGGATCAAAAGCATATTCAAGATTAGACATAAACGGGTCACGATAAGTACCATCCACATATCCTTTATATAACAACGGAGCTACTAGTTTAACTTCAGGAATATCAGGATTCTTTAAAAAAGCATCCTTAAATAATTGAGGTTTAACCTTACTCTTATTCTTAGAATTTTGTGTGGAAATAGTACCCATTATCTGTGCTGTGCCAACAGCAGCTTGTAGGCTTGATTTTTGATGTAAAGAATCAATAGATTCAACATCTTCTATTATTATGTCTTTAATAAGTGGGTTGGGTGATATTTTATCTGTGTACAAATTATTAGTTCCTCTAATAATATCTTCTTTATACACAATACACCCTATTCCGATTCTTCCATATCCTCCAATATCAGAAGTACCGTGTGTATGTATTCCTAAAATACTAACTCTATCGACTTGTGGTTGTGTCAAACACAAACTACCACAAGATCCACTTTGAAAGACTGGGGTCTCTGCAGTATAAATGTATCCTTTATTAAATATAGGTACTACAGAATTTTCTTTAGTAAATAATTTATCTTTCACTGGACTAGAAGCAAGATCATCAACTATCATGTTAACTCCACTAACTAACATAGTTTTATTATCAACAATATGATAAATTTTATCATCGCTACTAGTATAATGATATGTTTTTTGTTTTAAAAAATACTTTAATAAAACAGTTTGAGCTGGCACTGGTAAATAAATAATGCACATATCTTTCTCCGGATGTTTCCATACATGTTTGTCTAAAATTTCGAAGTTTTTAAGTTGAGGAGACAAACCGCATTCCAAAGATTTAATGTGTTTTAAATTAAATATGATTCCTTCTATTGAATCAAACCAATG